TCGCCTTGTTCCAGAACGCGGCCGATCTCGGTTTGAGCGCGGGACCGGGCTCGGCGTACCAGCGCATCTGCTTCTGCTTGACGAGTCCTTCCTGCTGGAGAGCCTTCAGAAGCGGGTATGCCTTGTTGGAGTGGCGGTTTCCGCCCAATACGGCTTCGGCTTCGCCGGTGGTGAGAGGCTTGGATTGGAGGGCGGCGAGAAGATAATCGCGGGGGGGCGTGCCGATATTCTCGGCCTTACCCGCAGCGTTCCCTTCATCCGCAGGCGTCGGGCCTGATAGGGGCCACGCGCCTTTCTTCTTGAGGCTTGCCGAAACGGGGGTCTGTCCTTCTGGACCGGTATAATCCTCCGCGCCGTAAAGATAGATTATACCGTCGTCCCCGACATACAAATTCTGCTCGCCGCACGCCTTGCTTGCATCGCTGAGCGCCTTGTTGACGGCCTTGTCTCCGTCCTCGTCCCAAAAGCCGGAACCGTGACCGTTTCGGTTGAGCCAGAAGTCGTGGCCTGCGCGGCCTTCATCATAATATTCGTAGAATCGGTTGAGGAGTTCGGCGTTGGCTTGTTGGAATGCTTGGCAGTCAGCTTCCATCTTGGCGGTGGATGCGGGGGCGATGTCCTCCAGCCCAAAGTTCTTGTCGAGCGGCTCGCCGCCCTGAGGGGTGGATTCGTCGTTTGACGACCAGATAGCGCAAATTAAGTAGCCTTGCGTGAATTTGTCCATAAACTATTCCTCTAAATATAGAATTTGAAAGCCGTTAAACCCACTTGCCCGCATGCCGATCGAATTTTCGGAAACCAGTCCCGCCAGTCTGATGGCGCTTCATAGTCGGAGGCATCTGCTTGTCTTCCTCGGCCATGACGACTTCGTCCACGGCGGCCTGGAACGGGTCTTCATCCTCCGACGTTAGCTCGTCCAATTCCTCGGTCGTGATCGTCTCCACATCCTCATACTCCCGATACTGGCTGAGCGGGGACGCCACGACCACCTTGCTAAGCTGTCCTATTTGTCTTCCCATTTTTTGTCGCCGTCGTGCTGTGATTTCCGCGTGAGGCACAGTTCAGCATACACAACCGCCATCCCCGCCGTAAAGGACATGAAGATCAACAAAGCCGCCATTGATGCGCTTATCATTTTGTGTTCTCCTAGAAAGTGAGATACCATCCGAAAATGAAATTAACCTCCGGCGGCAGGATGAGCGGAGGAAGCGTCTTGTAATTCACGAGTATGACGCTGTTTGCCGGACCCGGAGGTGCTAGGCTCGGATTCCAGTACGGTGCCGTGAGCATGTTCGTGTCTGTTCCAGGAGGTGCTGCCCCGAGCGAACCGCCGCCGATGAGACCCATCTCCCGGATGGCGACTTGGTTGATGTTGTCCGTGGTGGCGTTGACCGTGGTCAGGAACCCCACGATGTTCGAGTAGTAGGCCAAGGGATTCAGGTTGGCATCGACGTACTGGATGCTGGAAAGCTGCTTACGGAGGATTTGCGTGATTAGAGCCGTTTGGACAGCCGTTTCGACCGGCTGAGTGTCTGGACTCCAGCTAGGGTCGCCGGAGCCTATGGCGAGCCCCCAGACGCCGTAGAGTGGGTCTCCAAAGGGCGTCGTGGTGCTTCCAAGGGGGATCGGGCCGGTGTTGGCGTTTGATCCCGGAACCGAGTTCGCCATGAGGCGGGCGAAGAGGTATTTAGACACATTCACGATGATGTTCTTTTCCTCGTAAACGATCTCCCCGGTGTCCTCCCGGGCGATGCGGATGCGGCCGGACAGGATGGGCGAAGGCACCTGATCCACCATGCCCTTCGCAGGAGCCCCTTTGACGGTCATCCCGTGCGCGACTTCTTTCTTGATTATCGTCCCTATCGCTTTGTGAAATACCTTTTCCATTACTTCGCTCCTAACCTGCAATTTGCGACACTTCGTTCGTGTGTGCCTCGGTGATTTGCTCGCCGGTCCCAGCGTCTGATATGATGAACCGATTCTCGTTCCGAAGTCTCTTGACAATCTTGACCGGATACCCCTGCGGGTACATCTTGCCGTTGTCGCCCAAAAGCGGACTCAAAAGCTGTGCATCCCGCTCTTCCATATTACTGCTTTTCAGGAGGTTGCTCTTCCACTCTTTGGGTGCCGGGATAACCCCGGTCGGCTTTCCCAACTGATCGTATACCACGAGCCACATCGGCTTCGGCTGCGTCTTTAGCGACCGATTCTTGTACATCAGAACCGTGTTCGTCGCCTCGCTCGGCTTTTCCTTCCCCGATTGCCACTTCTGGGCGGACTGTTCCGCCCGGTCAAGGAATCCCTTGAATGCCTCGTCATTCGGACGGGCCGCATTTTTGGGAAGCCCAACCGTCTTTGGCTCGTAAATCGTAACATACATGGACTTAAGGCGGTCCTTGTACATTCTGATGATGCGTTCCACGTCATTCGGTGTCGTCTTCTGCGGCGGAAGCTTTGTAAGCTCAATTCTCCGCGTCGCCGGGACACGCTCGACCTTGGATGCCGCTGTTACTACCCGTTCCTGTGTCTCATTGATGAAGGACATCGGCAGCGGAAACCGTCCCTCATACGTCTTGATCACATCGTCCCGTGTGTACTCCGGCATCGCCGCGTCGGCCTCGTCCTCCACGGTCATCCCTGCTAGGCACGCAAGGGCGGCGGCGTAAAGCTGGACTTGGATGTCCCGTTCGTACTTCATGGTCATCATGAAGCGCATGACCTCGTCCATAAGCGCTGAAACCGCGTCGCGAATGACCACCGCGAAGCGGGGTCCGTCGTCTTCCACGAGGGGGAGCTTAAGCTCGAAATGCGGCAACCAGTTCGGGAGTCCTACATCCAACGTTATGACAACACGAGGGTTGGCGTCACGAATTATGGTGATGTACAGTTCCGCGTTCGGCGGACTGACATATGCCGTCTTTTCCATACCTATGATTTGGCTAGCTCTTTTTGAGCCCAGCCGAAATACTTTATCAGTTCGTCTTCCTTGGCGTTCATGGGCATCGCATGGAATGTGGGCTTCCCCGCATGCGGAACAATGTCAATGCGTGCTTGTCCGCCTCCTGCGTCCCGCAATGGCAGCGCGGGTCGTCGATTTCCTCCGTGGGTCTCACGTTCTCGGGCAGACAATTGTACTTTCCGCCGGGATGCACCCAGTGGTAGACGGCTCTCTGGCGATTTCCCGCCCACGGCACGGTGAGACTGATCGGCTGGTTGCAATAATAGCAGAGGACTTGCCACCCCTCGCCCTTCCACGGGTAATCAGGATTTGACGGCGGTATCAGGCCGTTGTAGTACTGCGTCTGTTCTATCATTGCGCCGCTCCTTCAATATCGCCGCGAGTTCGCCGTTCGTGGCTTCCTTGGCCCCGAGGCGGACCGCCTTGTCCCGGCGTGACTTCACCAAATCGTAATGCGGCAGCTTGGGGTGATCCTGGAACCAAGCCCGCTTCAATCCGAGGCGGGTGGCGAACACGTGAAGCTCTTCCAGTGAGTCAGCCCATAGATGGCACGACGGCTTGTTTTTGAAGAAGCCGGTGCCGGTGTACCGTCTCAATCGATCGACGTAGCATGCCATGAAATTCCTTTCGGCGTGGCGGGATCATATCCGCTTTGCTCCCGTCTAGGCAGAGTCCACCCGACCTTTGGTGGATTGTGTCGTCTACCACCCGTGCTGCGGGGCGTTACCCCCTGCGTGGTCGCTCACCCTGACGGTTACTGTTCTTCGGTAATCACTGCGGGCGTAAAAGAACAGGCGCTAACCCACCCATGCCCTTAACCATTGAAGAACAGGCCACGCCGAAAACCTTTACTTTTTCAAATCATGAAAGCCGAGCCATACCATAACGGCACAGGCGAGCGTGAATAGGATTATTCCAAACATGTTGTTCCTTTAACTCACGTCAAGACCCAGGAACTGATCGCCCTGCGCTTCCCACACCTGGTTGATGTGCGGAGCCACGAGGCCCGGCGCACGTCCGAAGTTGACCCAGTACACGCTGCCGTCCAGTGTAACACCGCCGAGAGTTTGATTCCACTCAAATTGGTACTGCGTCGTCCACTTCATCGTTCCGTCCGGCGTGACGGCTCCGAGGGCCTCGTCGAAAATCGGATAGCTGATTCCCGAAACGCCTGCGGTCGTGACCTTCTGCACATATCCGTTGGCGTCGATGATGGTTTCCCCGACCACGTAGGATGCACGGGATTCCCACTCCTGGAAGCCCGTGCCGCCGATAGATGACCTGCACGAATTGGTTGGGATCGAGGATAGACTGGTTTTGGGAGTACTGATACCCCTGATTCGTCCAGGCGGCGCTGCCGTCCGGTCCCGTGATGCCGCCGATGTTCATGTTGAAGTTCGGCTCGGCGTTCCCGGTCGTACCGGCGAGCGTGATCTGCTGAATGTAGCCGTTCGGGTCCGTGATCTGTGACGCAATCTGGTAGTACGTGTTCTTGCGCCATGCGGACGGTGGCGGGTTGTGCACGGCGGTGGGCGGCCACACGATGACCGGCACACCAGCATTCGTCCAGAACACGCCGGTTCCCGGAGGACTTCCGAGGTCCGTATTGCCCCCGTCCGTGGTGTTGGCTCCTGGCGTAGGGTTGAACACCGGCATTGAGCTACCGGATGTCCCGGCAACGACACAAGTTGCAGATAGCCGCCGGTCAAAATCACGGAGCCGTACGGATAGTAGTTGTCGGCTTGCCAATTCGTCGGGTGCCGTGCTCGGACCCAAGCCGGTCTTCGGCGTTCCCGCCAGAAGGTCCGGGGCCTGATAGAGCATCGGATTGCCGGGAGACGATTCAATCAACTGGACGGTGATCTGGAGTTCGTCGTCGATTCCGCCGATTCCGCCTTGGACGCAATTGGTGTTGGCGTAGTAAAGCTCGTAAAGACGATTGCAGCGAAGCGGACAATCCCAGCCATTGCAGCACTGTGATTTCATCCTGAAGCTCCGGTCCGACATTTTCCCACTCGACATCCGGCGGGCTTCCGATTCCGTCAAATGTCAACCCGTTAAGGGTTCGATTCCAGATCATCGGGGCCGCGATGGGGGATGACGTTCCAGCCGCCAAGACTTGCTGTGCATTGCCGTTCGAGTCGGTGATGACCGTCCCGAGGGAGTAGTAGGCATTCGGCGTCCACGTGCCAATGGGATTGCTGAGCACGTAGCCGTAAATCGTGTAATAGCCTTGCTGCGCTTCCGGCATGGCGTTGTACTGAGCCTGGTTGAGATATCTCGGGCTGAGGCGGCAATCAAGGTTTTCGCCGGACCCGAACACCGTCTGGAATTCAAGGATGACGTGCGCCGGTTTCCCGAGGTCGATGGCTCCGTAGAGCGCGTTCGTGATGGCTTCCAACTGATTGAGCTGGATGACATCTTCTAGGGGATTCGTGCCGCCGACCGTGACGGACACGCTGATGGTGTTCCGGTCGCTCTGGTCGTAGACGCCCTGCCCGATGAGCGTGTAGAGTTCGATGACCGGGATGTCCAGGCCGGTATACGCCGTGATGATGTCTTCCAGCGATAAGACCGTTGCACCCTTCTGGTATGCCGGGATGAGGTTCACCAGCATCGCCTGGTAATCGTAATCGTACTGGACCGGGTCGAGCGTCGGATAAAGGCGGTTGATGTAGAGGTTCGCGGCCCAGCGGCGCTTGATGTCCGGCGGCGTCAGGAAGACGGGATTCTTGTTGACGAGGTCGTAGGCGTAGAAGTAGTCGAAATGCGCGAGTTCCTGCGCGATGGCGCGGAGGATGTCGCCCCACAGGCTCTGGTCGTTTTCGGTGGTGTAGAAATTGGCGAGCGCTTGGATGAGCGAGTTGAAGCGTGCGTCCTCGTACTGGAGCAGATCAGCTCTGGTGCGAACGTAGTAGACATCGGGCGGGGTCGGCGAGGCGGTCGATGTTTCACCGTTGGGGTAGATCATCTCCGGCATTAGAGACCGCCTGCGGTTGTGCCCGTGGTGGAGATGTAGTTCAGCGTGATGATTCCCGGCACGAAGTACTCGGTCGGGCTTATGGCGATGTCCTTGGACCCGCCTTCCCCGTACACCTGATAGGTGGCGAGGTACGATTGCAGGCCCGGGTTCGATACCGTCGTCGGGATCGTGATGAGAATCTTCTGCGAGTAGGACGAGCCGAGCGGCGTCGTCGGAGTTTATCTGGTCATTCGTCCCGATGATGTAGAATCCGCCGTTGGACAGGAAATCCTGGATGCTGGACGAACGGCGGAACAGTTGCGGCTGGTTCAGCGCACCGCCGCTCTGGAGCATGAGACCGACGTAGGCATCCGACCCGCCCCCGCCCGGGATCGTCGAATCCGGCAGCACGACGCCCGCAGTGATGAACGAGTTCTGCGGAATGGTGATGTTCTTGAAGCTCGGATCGGCACCGAGAGGGTTCCAAACCGTCTGCGTCGGAATGACTATCCCGATGTCATAGGCTCCGTCGCTCTTGGCGAGCATGAGGATCGGGATGGCTATTTCCGTGACGCCGGTCACATTCTGTATTTGCTGGACGAGCACCGACTGCGACAGCGTCGTACTCGCATTGGCGAGGGTCAGGCTGATTGCCGAACGCACGTTCGAGTCAACCGTGTCGGCGTCGGCGGTCGGGGCGAGCGTGATCGTCATGGAGATGTTCACGGGGTTGGCGATCATGGCCTTCACGAGGACGGAACAGGCCGCCGCCTTGGACTGTGCGATGGTGTTCGCCAGAATCTGCACGAACGCCGGGTATTCCGTCGCCACCGTGAACGTCTCGTTGATGAAGTAGCTCACGGAGACCGTGGCCCCGTCGGGGATCGATCCCGAGAGGATGCGCGTGATCGTGGCGGCTCCCGATGTCGCATTCACGTTCAATGTGAAGTCGATTCCCTCGCTCATGACTAGGGTCACGGCACTGTTGTTGTAGGTGACCTTGATGTAGCGGCTGCTGTACGGCACGAGGGCCTGAATGAGCCCGGTGTCGGCGACAAGCTGCGTGAGACCGTAGGACGGCGGCAGCCACGTGTTGTACACGAAGCCCGTCTGTTGCAACATCGTCGGAAGGTTGGATGACAGGACATCCGTCTCCCCGCTCACGAACGCAATCTGTTCCGCCAAGCGTGAACTTGTAGTAGCTCACGACGACGTTCGTGGCTGGCGTCGCCGCGACCGTGATGGCGGAGCCAAGCGTGTAGGATATGGCGATGGCTGCCCCGGCGTCGGCTGCATTGAACGTGTACAAGCCTGCGGTGGACACCGAGTACTGTCCCTGGAGAGGCGACGACGGTACGCTGATAAATGAAGTTCCGTTGGCGTACTTGACGCCCTGATCTGAAATGAACGTCGCGAAATTGATGAGCGGCGTCAACGTGCGAAGGGGGCCGAGGACGGCACGCTTGTAAATGCCCCCGTGACCACCGTCGGGGCCGGTATCACGAGCGAGTAGGACTGGTAACGGGCATTCGGCTGGATCAAGTAATCCGTCCCGTACGTGTACAACGTATAGAGAGGTCCGAGCTTCGAACCGTGAATGCCGGTACGGTCACGCCGGTCACTACCTTGCTGGTGAGCAACTGTCCGTTGTTGTTGAAGTCCAGGTCCATGGCCGTATCGATGGGCACATTGGACGAGATCATGGAAATGGTTTCCGTCGTCAGTATGCTCGTGGTGCTCGGGACGGATGCAGCCGCCAGGTCTTGGTTCGAGCCGCCGAGCAGGAAGAAGTCCTGCGTGCGTACGAGGTTGATCGATGCGGTCGGAACCACGCCGGTCGCACCGTTGCCGACCACGGAATCTACCTGGATGATGGGCTGGATCGTCGGGACGACACTAAACGGCGATTGCAGGCGGGCAAACAGGCTTATGGTGTAGGAGCCGGGTGACGATGACACCAGTGCCGCGACCGCTACTGCGTTCGTCGCCGGTTGTCCGCTGATGATGAGCGGGGATGTCGTCTGGTTCACGGTGCCGAGGCCGGAAATGGTGTAGGCCATGTCGGTCTGGCTGAGGAAGATGTACCCGCCGGTGTTGTCGAATGTCGCATTTGTGGTGCCGAGATAGAACGAGCTGCCGGATTGCTGGACGATGATTTCCACCGCCGTGTAGAACGGCAAGCCGAAGCTGGCAAAATTGGCGATGGAGAATTGCAGGTTGTTCTTGTTGACGATGCTCAGCGTCTACGTAGTTGGCATACGATCCGTAGGGGCTGGTGTTCTCGTACTCAAAGAGAACCTGCGAATCCTGCTCGGACAGAGATGTTCCGCGTGTGTAGATATCCACGCATCCGCCGACATGCTTCTGGCGGACGGGATCGAAGTCGCGCTCCATGTAAAGGTCACCGGCGGCTACGATGATGGATTGCGTGATGCCCGGAGTCCCGAGGGCGGCCACGTAGTACCCGTTCCGCGTTCCCGAGTCCACGCCGGTCACATTGCGGGCCTGTATGATCTTCGGCCAAGTGGGCATTGGACTGCGTGTCGGTCCCGAATTCAGCGGCTGCCGGGTTGGTGACGCCCCACCCGGCTGGTACGTTGGAGACGGTCTGGGTGATAGTCCCCCCACCGACGTTGGAGATGGAGCCGGTCGTGGCGCATTGTGCCGAAATAGTGGTGATCTCCCACCGGTTGGTGGCGGAATTGTAGAATGATGCTGCGGATGATGCGCTGATAGATGCGGAATTCGTCGTTTGGAAGTTCAGGGACGGCGTCTGGCTGTCCGGCTGCGTAGCGAGGATGGCCCCACCGGGATGATGACGTTGATCGTCGGCTTGACATAGGTGTAGAAGGTCAGAGGCACGATGGATGATGTCGCCGATCCACGGGTCACTCCCGCCGCCTCCGCCAGAATGTCGAACTGCTTGTTGATGAGAATTTGGGTGTCGTTCGGGTTCAAGCCGTATGCGCGTGCGATTGCCTGCTTCATCGGAGATGAAGAGAACGGGTCGCTGACGCCGTTGCCGCTCGCATTGTCGACTTGGCTTATGGCCGAGATGGATGTGGCGCACCGCGAAAACCATTCGCGGACGCTCATGTTCGACATCTCCACCGAGACGGGGTCGATGACCAAATCCCGCATTTCGGAACGAGGCGTGAGGTCAAGTTGCGGGTAGACGCCGTTTATTTGCGTGATGAGACGACCGGCTATGTCTTCCTTCCGCTGCAGGGCGAGGAAGTCCGTCGGGTTGACCTTGCGGAGGTTCACGAAACCGCAGGTGAGAGGTCCGTTGTATTGGGACTGGTACACGACGTTGGTTATTGGGTCCTGAATGACCGTGCTGGCCATGGCATAGAAGATGTCGGTGCTCACATCCGTGTTGTCCACGTAGGCGGCGCTGAAGTTGTTCGTCTGCGTGCTCTGGATGGTCGTGATGGTCGTCGTACTCCCGCTGATGTTGGTGCTTGAATTGGTGTTGACGACCGTATCCTCGGTGCGCTCGATGGCGGCTTCCAAGTCCCCAAACTGCGTAAACGGCGGACTCACACCGGCTGGATCGGAAGACAGCACAACCTGCACGCCGATGAATCCGCTGTAGGGCGGGGTAACCCACTCAATCTTGCAAATGTTCTGTGCCTTGTAGCAGCGCAGGCCGGATGGCGGACCGATTTGGAGCGCCAAGCCGGAATTGAAGAAGATGAGGTTGAATTTGAAGATAGGCGTCACGCCCGGGCCTACGCATGACCATGTGACGTTCCCATCCGTGGTCGGCTGCCCTATGACATCGCTCCATGTCACGGGAGGATTAGCGCCGGAAGTTCCGCCAGCGATAGCCGACTGGGCGTTTCCGTTGGGGTCGATGATGATGGAGCCAACGGCGTAGGATGTGCTGTAAACCCACGTTGTCTGAGCGGTGGGGTTCGTGAATGGGCCGACGAACGACCAAATCACCGTACCATCGTCGGTGTCTCCCGAAACACCCCAACTCGGCGTCGTTATGCCTGATGTTCCAGCCTGCACGACTACTTGGAGATTCCCATTGGTGTCCAGAACTTGGTAGCTAAGCGGGTACGCCGTGTTCGGCTGCCACGGGTTGTACTCGCGTCCAAGGAATTGGATCAGGACGTTCTGGATGGACGTGTTGATGGGCACGCTGCCGGTGAACTGGTTCACCCCGCTCACGACGGTCGGGTTCGTGAGGATGTAGGTCGTCCCGTAGATGGAGACTTCGATGCGGGTCGTGTTCAGATCGGCGTTGACGGTCAGCGGGAGCACACTTGTGTCTATGCTTAGGGTATCCCCCGTTACCGTCGGGGTTACCAACGTAAGTGGCGACAACGCGACTGGTGGTGTAAATGACATTAGCTACTCACCTTCAATGAAAAATCAACCTGCGTGGCCGCCAACGTGTTGACGGCTGCGCTCGTGTACGAAATCAAGGATGCCGACACGTGGACGATAGTCGGATCGGATGCATCCTGCACCGCGATGACGTTCGTCACGTTTTTCAATGTCTCCTCGGGGCTCAGCGTCTGGATCGTGTTTTGTGCAACCTGCACGTTTCTGCAGGTTGTCGAGTGCCACGGTCACGGCGTTTGCGATATCGGCATCCGTGATGTTGATGCCGAACTTGCGGCCTATGTACCCTCTGAATCGGGCACGTGAACTGCGGATAGAATGCGCACTGCGACGTGAGCACGAATTTGAGCGAACGCTGCACCAATTTGTCCGTGTTTACCACTCTGATCAGGCTCCCGGATGTCGCAATGGACAGATCGTTCAAAACGCCGATGCCGTTGCACTTCAGGCAATAGTCCTGCAACGTGATGTAGCTGACTTCAATCAAGGGTCGGATGATGCGGACTTCCTTGTTGAAGACGATCTTGTAGAACATGTACGTCCCGCTCAACTGAATGTGCAGCGGGTCCGCCACCAAGGTGTAGCCGTAGGTCGGATCGTTAGACGAGACCAAGTTCCCCGAAATGTAGACCTGCACGAACGCCTGACCGTTGATCGGTGCCCGCATGAACGTAGCCGGGTTGGCTACCAGTTGCAGGGTCCGCAAATCCTGCGGGTAGACCTGGTACCGTTCCAACGATTGGTTGTGGTTGCACGGAGCCTGGAGCACGTTGAAATCGTATGTACCATAATACTGCGGTTTCATGGCAGTACACGGCGCACCTGTCGTTGTGCTCAAACCTCCCATGATTGGCGCTGTGAGTCCCATTATTGTCCTGGCTGTGTACCCGCGTACTTGAGATTGACCGGGGCACCCGGTACCACGCGGCCATGCTGCTCCAATTCGAACTGCGTCGGTGCATCCAGCGGATTGACGCGAAAAAACGGCTGCCCGTTGTACATATTCGATGCATTCACGTCGTCAACAAGAACCGCCTGGTATTGCGGTTGCGTAAAGTAACTCTCTACGTTGGCGATATCAACCTTGATCGCCGCAGCAGCCTCGTTGGCATATTGCGCCTCGTCCTCGTTTCGCTCGATGAGGGTGCGCAGATGATTCATAAAGAACATGGCCTCATCGTCGGCCTCAAATTGCGGCTGCATATATCCCTTGATATTCGATACGGCAACCATAGGGAATTGGTCGTTCCGGGGATTACCGACCCAATGCCCTTGTGGACCCGGCAGCCACGAAGGTTTCTTGAACGTCGGCTGGAGCGCGTCCGCCGTGTAGTTCTGGTTGTAGTTCTCCAGCAAGCCAGCGGCTTTCCGAAGCTGCTGCGCTCTAATCTGGTACCACGTCTGGATGGGTGCGAAATTCGACGTGCGGGCATTTACCCAAGTCTCAAATGCATTCTTTTGCGATGTTGTGAACGTCCCTAACCAATTGAACGGGGGACCGGGATAGGTATACTTGACCACATGGCTCCTTATTCAACGAAAGCGTAATAGACCCCTGGGTCGATGTACGAGATGGACTGTCCGTCGCTGAAGCTCGCGGTGTACCCGAACTGCCATTGCGAAAGTATGATAATCCCCTGAGGCGTCAACTGCGCGAAGTCCGTCGGATACCGGGGCGCTATGGAAACGTTTGCCTGCGTGTAGTACAGGAACTGCCCATTGCTCTGCGGTGCCAGGAAAAGCTGGTCGACGCCTCCGCCGAGGTATATCGCCGCGCCAGCGACGCCGTTGACCACGGGGTAGGCATAGACTGAGTAGCCATTGCAATTGGCCACGTAGGAAAAGAACGAAGTCTCGAAAATCGTGGCGGGGCCGAATGACCCAATGTACGACACGGGCTGGTAAAAGGACGTGGGATCGATTTCCGAGAAGCCCGCGTTGTAGGGCGGTTGTGCTTGCGACGCCGTGATAGTGATCTGTGCGCTAGGCGATCCCCCCGCATAGATGAAGTTGTTCGTCGTTATGAAAGACCACTGACCAGCATATGTGATGGTGGGCGTAATGAACTGTATCGTCATGGTCGCGACCACGGTTGAGGACTGGATAGGGAATGCCGCCGAAAATACCCAACCGTACAGGAATCCGTTGCTGGAGTTGATCTGGGGCGTGAATGCTGATACGGCGGATGGCGTGACGCCAGCCCAGAAGACGTTCGGCAGGGTTCCGTTCTGGAGAGGCGGAAGCGGACGTGCCAGCGTGACCGTGAAGTTCTGCGTGCTGCCGTCACCTGGGATGCTCGTTGGGGACAATGAGAACGCCGTTGCCGTCCCGCTCGGGGTGAAGTTCGGGTTGAGCAGGTAGTAAATAGGAATGTTGAAGACCCCACCGCCGCCCGAAGACGAGACCTGAAATTCATCCTCACCACCGGTGGGGACACTGCCATAATTGAGTCCCGGATTGTACCATGCGATGTCCGGCAATGTGACCGTCAAATTCGTGAGTTGCACTCCGGCTGGATAGATCGCCGTGCTGCTCGTGGTTTCCAAGCGGTAAACGGTATTTGGGGCATAGGTGGTGGAATCTCCGGCGATTCCAATGAGACCCTGCCATGCGCCGTTGTCCCCCGTGATGGTGAATATCGGGGAGTAGTCTGCAAGGTACAGGCCGTTGAATGTCTGCACAGTGAAGACGTTGCTTGTCGGAGAATTGAATATGAACACGCCACCGATCGTACCTTCCAAGATCGGCATGTAGTTGGCGGTCGGGTACTGGATACCGTTGATGTTTAGCGTGAGCCCGCCCTGCTGTCCTTGCAGGTAGATGTTTGAGTTGCCGCCGGTTGGGGTGAGCTGCATTAACCCGCTCGCCGGTGTGCCCGAAGGCAAGCCTATTATGTTGACGGGGTTGAACATGCCGCTGGAGTAGATGTAGTTGCAATAGTAGTTGCTCCCGGCTGCTTTAGCGTTCGTAGCCTCGAATTGATAGATGCCTGGGGCTGGGAATGTGATCGACTGGGAGATGCTCGATTGGTTTGAACCGCTCATGTTGGTGCACATGACGATTGGCAGGCCGAGCAACGGGGTCACGCCGCCGGAGCCCGGCGGGAATGCATAAATTGGGCCGTATGTGACGCCGCCCCCGATACCGAGGAATGTACCGTCCGCGCTGTCCGCGTAGAAAGTGTAGGTTCCCGCCGCCGACACGACGAAGCTGCCGGTTGAGTCCATTTGTGCGCGACCGTTCGAGAACGACGTTACGATGGACAAGACGGTGTTGGAGCCGCTCCATGTGCCCTGCGAGGTGACGATGGGAACGACGGGCGGGTATATGGCGGCACCATTGCCGCTTCCATAGAGATTCGAGTAGCCCGGGAGCCATGATTCCGGGTACGGGTCCAGCATAAGGGAGTTGACGGTCAGAGTCTGGGACGGCGGCGTACCGTTCGGGTTCTGGAAATATCCGTTGGACGATGCATCGCCTTGGTTCGGCCAGATTTGCAGCGTGATCGGGCCGACCGCGATGGGTCCGCTCACGGCCTGGAATGCCAAGCCCGCCTGGTTGCTCGTGAATGGACTGCCCTCGGCACCATTCTGGCTTGTGAGAGTGGCAACCACTGTGTCATTCCCGGCATTGTTGCCAATGTACAGAAACGTGGCGGTTCCGCTGCCTAATCCGGTGCTCGGATTGACGTTGATTTGGACGGATGTCGTGTACGTCTGAGGGTTTGCCCCCGTGACCGTAAACGTTAATGTTTCCATTATGCTAGGCATAGGTTATCCGTTGATCACACTTGGAAATGTTCCGGTTTGCGGAGCTACGCGCAGGGCGGAGTACGGGAATACGGCCCACGGTAAGGTAACAGAAGCCTGGACCCCGTTATTGGTTAGCGTGAAGGTCATGGCGTTGCCTCCCGGCACGCCGCCGACCGTCGCCGTCCCGTTGACGTTTCCGTTCTGGAACGCTCCGGTGATGCGCCAAGCGGCCACACCACCTTGGTTGTAGCCCAAAGTTGCCGTAGCTCCCCCCGGCACGCCGCCGACGGTGACGATCAATGAACCAGCGTTCTGGACGTTGGTTGCGACCACACCCCAAGCTTCTTGGAATTGCGAAAGCATATTCCCCACGTTTCCGTTGACGATGTAGCCCAGCCATTGCGGGCCTACGAACTGCCAGACCACGCTGCCGTCGTTCGTGGTGCCGGACGTGTTCCATACCGGAGGCGCGGAGCCGCTGGTTCCCGGCGTGGCGACCTTCTGTAAGTTGTTGTTGGAATCAATGCAGTATTGCGGGACTAGCGTATTTGATCCGGGGACGGTCAATGTGGCGGGATACGCCGTGCTGGCTGTCCAGAAATGTGCGCCTTCGTTCCACGAAATCCAGCTCTGGAGTGATAAACCGGATGAGACTGGGAGCGTGAATGCCTTCTCGCCAAAGGCACCGAGGGTGTCCGTGACGCGGATCGTGACACTATAGGAACCGATGGATGTTGTGGTTCCACTGATGACGCCGGTACTTGGATTCAATGAAAATCCCGGAGGGAGCTGTTGTGCCGTGCTCGGCGAGATAGTCCAGACGAACGGCGTGTTTAGCGGTGATTCACTCGCAGCCAACGTGACGGAATACGCCAAGCCACCCAATGCCCCCGGAAGCGGGGATGCCGTCGTGATGGTGAGAGTGGACGCCTGAACCAAAAGATTCAAAGTCACGAATGCCGTGTTGGCCGGTGTCAGGGAGTCCGCACAGTTGATGGTGATGTTCTGGTTGTACGCCGCCGCAGCCGTGCCGGAAAGCAGACCGCCGGATGTCAGTGTAAAGCCGGACGGCAGCGCAGGACCGGTCTCGCTCCACGTGTACGGTGGAACTCCGCCCGTTGCGGCGAACTGAACGCTGTATGCTCCGCCCGTTTCCCCGGCGGGGAGGGAGCGGTTCGTGATGTACATGTTGGATGTCGTAGTGAACAGGACATATGCAAACGCCGTATTCCCAACGGAGTCTATGACCTCAAACTCAATCGGATACCCCGTAAGAACCGTGCCGGAATATGTGCCGGAAATCGTCGCCGTGACGCCATCCGTGGTTGCGTCCGCCGTCAAGGTAAAATCAAGGGATGACAGAGCATTAGGACTAGATGGCGGAACCTGCCAAGCGTATGGCGGATCGCCTGGTCCGTAGACACTGAGATGTCCGTTGTAGGGGATGCCGCGAGAAATCGGACCGCAGTCCGATGTGTCGATGATGAGACCGGAAGCCGTGCCGATCTGGAGAGTGTATGTCGCGGTCGCTATATGGGATGCGGTATCCGCAACCTGCACCGTGATGCTCGTGCTGTATGAAGATTCGGACGTGACTCCCGTGAATTCACCGCTGGAATTGAATGAGATGCCGGTCGGCAGCGACGGGCCACCGATAAGGCTCCATGTGTAGGCCGGGGTTCCACCCTGTGCGGACATCGAGAACGAGTATTGCCGACCGGGCACAATGGTGGGAATAGACGGAGTCGTGATGATCAGCGTGTTGTTGTATGTCAGGTTGATGGTCGATGTCACGCTTACGGGCGGGGTGTTGGAATCGGTCAACTTGAAAATCAGGTTCTGGTTGTACGAAGCCGGGGCGGTAGCGTATGTGCCGGACAGAATCCCCGTGGAAGGTGCCAGAGTGATGCCTGCCGGAAACGCGGGAGACGCGCTCGCCAGAGCCCATGTATACGGCGGAACTCCGCCGAAGCCCTGAAGCGTGTAGAGATATGGCTGGTTCGTGAAGTTAGGCAATTGGTTCGTCAGAATGACGAGCGGCGTCGCATAGTTGGACACGAAGCGAATGCTCATATACGCAACTTGGTTGTTGACGTTAGTGACCGACATCCAGATGTCGAAGTAACCGGCCTCTAACGGAGTGCCGGAGATGGTGATGTTTGTGCCGCCTCCTCCAATGGTCGCAATTAAGCCTCCAGGGAGAACACCTTGGAGAATGGAGACGGATTGAAGGTTGGACGGCGAGTTGGACGAAATGATCTCGGAATACGGTTGCTGGATGGATGCGGGGGTCAACTCGTTGATGAGTGCGAATTGGCTCTGAAACAGCGTCCAGTTGATGGTGACAGTGCCGTGCACCAATCCTTGCGGATCGATGTACTCGATTACGCTGCCGAGCGGCGAAACTCCCGCCAAATTTCCGTAGATCAGGCCCGTGTTCGCATCAAGAGACAAGCCAGCCGGGAGCGCGGAGCCGCTTTGGACCCGGGCGGTGTAGGTCGCGTTCTTCTGGATGCTTGGTGAATTGAACCACGGCTTCTGTGGGTTCAACCCGACTAGGTCTCCGACGCCCGATGGATAAACGATGTATGGACGCGGGAACACGGTGACGGCTCCGATGTCGCTTGTGCCGTTGTGTGCCAAGAACGTGTATTCGCGGGTGATGAGCGCGACCTGCGTCGGGCCGTGCAGAACCGTGAGAGGCACGCGAGTTTGCGAGTTCTGGAACAATGCCGGAGGACCGGATGCAATAACTACGTTGTTGGTGTTGTCCACCGTGATGGTGATCCCGTTGACCGGTTGTGAAACCTGTGGCGTACCAAGGGAATAGCCTTCAAGTGCGTCAAGACCGATAATCGGGTAGACGATCTTGGTCAGATCGCCGTTGCCCCAATAGTGGTCGAAGAAAGCCTCGGTAACCTGTATGCTCGTGAATTCCTCAAACGCCGTATAGTAGATCGGCGTCTTCGGGGTCGTGTTGGGCGGCGTGGAGCTGTCCGTCACTATCGCGGAGAAGTAGTGAGTCCCAACCTGATTGTCGGGCACCGTGACGAGCACTTCAAGCTGTCCATCCACAAGGGCGAACAGCGCGGAGTTGTCAATGGTGTAGGTGAGAACCGTTGATGCGGAATTGCCGACGGCATCCACAACGTTGATGCCGACCGTGTAGAATCCGTATGTGCTGAGTGTGAAATTTAGGGTATTTCCACCGGTGATGGTTGGATTCGGTATAGTCGTGACGCTCGGTACGGTTGATATCAATGACCACACATATGGTGGGATTCCACCATTAGCCTGAAGCGGGATGGCGAACGATGCTGGAAACGTCGGCTGGTAGACCGTGTCGTCGTTCAGGATGCTCAAAATTGAGGGGTCATCCACGACGATCTGAATGACAAAATCCACGACGTTGGCAAACGGCGTGGCAGAGTCCGTCATGCGGATGTGCAAGGCGTAAAGCCCCGGCTCAACGGCGGAGGCGTTTACGGTGACGGTCAAACTTGGGTAAGTGCCGCTTATTGATGCGGTTCCGCCCACGGTGATGAACGTGGATTCCGCGTCGTTCACCACTATTGCGGTGTACGGCGGAACTCCACCTAATCCTGTGAGTGGAACGATTTGTGTGGTGTATGCCATCTATATATCCATGCGTTAGCTGATTACCACAGATAGGTTTGCGGAACCGGTGCTCGTGATTCCTTCGTTGTCCGTGACTTGGTAATGCACGACGATGGTGTAGGTTCCTGCGATTGGCGTCCCGCCCAAAGTCGGCACGTTGAATTGCCCCTGTGGCTGAAGCTGACCGTTGACATCGTTGATCGCCACAGTTGAACCAATCGTGTTGAATACGATGACTCGCTTGCTAGGCGACAATGCCACGTTCGCGGAGCTTGCGTTTGCGCCGTTGTACAAGACCAATGCACCCGGCAGCACTACGCTCGTGACGTTGAGCGTGTACGGCGGATGACCCAAAAGCACGAGGACCCCATACTGTGTCGGGCTGGTGTAGGGAATGACCAACGAGTAGATGTTTGTGTTCGAGATGATTGGTGCCGCAAAATTCTGGTTGCTGTACTGCACGGTGATATAGGTCTCGGCCTTGACGAAGACCGAGATGATACCCGTGGCTTGCGCGGTCTGCGGTGTGCCTTCCGTGTCGGTGACCGTCATCTGTGCCTGACAGGGGTAGGTCGCATTTTGCGCGAGGGCACCAGGTGCGAACTGTGCCACCGTGATCTGCAACGCCGCCGTGCTGCTATTGTTGTTGATCGGTGTGAAGCGCGGATCGCTCGTGCCTGTGAAGTTGATGGAGTACGGCGGATTCCCACCGACGATGCTGACTGGAGGCGTGAATGTAGCCAAGATGGCGTACTCGCTGACCGTGATGCTCGGCGGTGTAGTTCCAGTGACGACAAGCGGAGAATACACGACATTCAAAGTCACCGTTGTTCCGAAGACATTCGAGTTATGCACGAGCGTGACCGTGTCGCTGCCGATGATGTTGTTCTGGTAGTCGAACAACATCGTGAATCCGTTCGGGGTCAGGTTCGTGACCTGCGTCGTAGGCAACCCACCAACTGTACTCCCCGGAGCGCCTACGGTTCCCGTCACGCTGGTGAGAAGCGGCAAATCGGAGTCAGTCGGCTGGTAGCCGATGTAGTTGACGCTGAAGATGGCGTTGTTGTTGACCGCACGATAATTCAAGCCGACCGTCGCCTGCGTCGGGATCGGTGTCCCGATTACAGCCGAGCGCGGGTTGACCTGAATCGTGTAGTTATGGCTCTGGAAAGTACCGTAACTGACGGATGTTGCCGTGACCGTGACAATGAATGTACCGTTGACGGTCGGCGTTCCCTGCAGAAATGCACGGGTACTTGGGGTCGTTGTAAGCGTGACTACCGCTGGCAGGTTCGCAGTAGTCCAGTTCGAGACCAGATTCGCCTCAAAGAAATACGTGTTTGGCGGAATGATGCGCCCTAATTCCCCGCCGGGGCCGGACGATATAGTAGGCGGGCCGTAGAGCACAGTCGGCAAGTTCGTGGTAAGGATGTTGACAGGCAACACGGCGGATTCCGTCAACTGGAAGTTGATGGCGGCCGGGGAGGACGAATTTCCCGCAGAGTCCGTCGCCACGATGCTCAATTGGAACACGCCCGTCGCTTCCGAATTGGATGCGATGGCGGGTAGGTTATTGAGTGACGTGATAGTTGAGCCGAGCAGCGTGCTTGGGTTCGGAGATTCACTGATGATCTGATATGTGTATGGACTGACGCCGCCTTCAGCCGTTAGCGGGTAGTACCACTGATGCGTGAGGCCCGATGGTGGCAGGGTGCTGAGATTGATCGCCATTCCGACGACACCGTCGTTCGTCCATATGACGGTGTTGTCCGTCGTGGTTCCGCTCTGGTTCTTGTTCCATGTTTGAACGGTTGCGCTCGTGACGCCTGCGGTCACGACCGTCTGGATGTTGCCGTTGGAATCCAGAATCTGCTGGCCAAGCGTGAAGTTCTGGCTCGCGACCCACTCATGGTAGGCTTCCGTGGATGTGATTTCAACCACCGTGGTGTACGGGCTTGCGGACCCCGCCGATGTGACCGAAATGGACTCGCGCTTGGCGGCGGAGTAAACATCTGATAAGACAATCGGGGGCGAACCAGGAAGAACCGTCACATTCGTCGATGAAACGATGTTGTCGAATTGTGCCAGGAAGCTGTAATCCTCAAGCCATGACGGTTGACCAGGCGTGAAACCGGTGTTGAATAGAATGATTCCGCTGTAATCCGCATAGCCGCCCGTCCCCGCGACTTCCGTTCCGTTCACATAGGAAATCCATGTCGGGAAGTTCTCCGGCTCCTCATCCTCAATTCCCAATGTGAAGGACATCGGACCCGGGATAGCCTGCAAGGATTCCGTCCAGATGACCGTGTTATCCGTAGTTTGTCCACCAACAACTGACCAATTGGTTGGTTCGCTTGCCCCTGATGTTCCGCCCTGCGTGCAAATTTCCAGATGGCCCTTTGAGTCGATGATGGTATCGCCGAGATAGAATGATGTGGTTCCCGCCCAGCGGCGTGACGGTGCGCCGTTTTGTGTCATCTGCAGTACGCCGTTCTGGTAGACGGCTAGACCAAAGTACGTGTATGAGTTATAGACGGACTGGCCGCTGTTGGTCGCCACGTTCGGGGGGGTCCACAATTGGCTAACCATGGCGTCAGGGAACGGTATGGCGACGCCGCTGCCTGGGATGTTGGGTTGCCCCGATCCGGTTGTTGCGGGCGATGTAATAGGCAGCACGCTCCAATTCTTCGGGTTGGTTGGGGTGCCGTTGAAATTGACCGCGACCGGGTAGACCTGGAAGCCGACCGCTGCAGAGTTCTGCTGTTGCACGAACAGGGAGAACAACCCCTGTGTGAGATGACCGATGGAGTCCACAACCGTGACACCGACCGTGTAGGTGCCATCAGCAATTGGATTGCCGATCAGGTACGATCCGTAAATAGCGGCGTCCTGCAGCGTGTTGTTGGCTGTCGGATTGATCGTCCAATTGTACGGCGGAGTTCCGCCGGACGTGAAATCCGACAGGTCAAAAGAAATGTTGCTCGGATACGGCACCGGCGTGTAGAAGTTCGTCGGACCTGGGTCCGTAGTCAATGTCAGCGCTGGCGGCACGTGACCGGCAACCATGGTAATAGTGTTAGGGTTGACGACTTGGAAGCCGGAACCTACGATGCCATCGTCCGTGAAGCTCGTCAGTGTGTAGGGAGACTGTCCGCCGAAGACTGGGACAACGAGTTTGAATTGCGATGTCGCATAGATGTTCGGCTGATCCACATTCCCGAATTCCAACGCGGCTGGCAAGAGCTGCATCGTGAGGACCGCCGTCACGATGGCACCGATGGTATCCGTGATCTGGATGGTTCCCGTGAACGTCTTGCTGAAGTCCGTAGTGGAGTTGTAGGTCACGGGCACGCCGGAAAGAAGACCGGTCTTCGAATTGATCGTGATACCCAGCGGGAATGAACCGGCGGGGACGCTCCATGCGTAGGGCGGCAGACCGCCCGTCTGCACAATCTGCAAGCTGTACGGCTTGTTTACCGTGGCCGGGGACAATACCGATGTAGTGATCTTCAAGTCCGTGTTGATGCTGATCGGCAGCGTGACGGATGCGATTGATGCCGGAACGCTGTTGTCCTCGACGGAAAAATCTATGTTGAACGTGCCGAGTTCGAGCGGCGTGCCGTAGAGGGTTCCGTTGATGCTCAGGTTCAACCCGAACGGGAGCGTGCTGTCGGTGTACCAACTGTACGGCGTGTTTCCGCCTGCCGCCAGAAGGTTGTAGGCTACCATCGGCTTGCCGACAATGATCGTCGGAAGCGTCGTGGTGTTGATGCTCACCGGGACGGAACTCGTGGTCGGTGTAACCTGCAAGATTGCCGGGGTGTCGATCACCTCAAGGGAGAGCGGACGGCCGGGGATCGGGAACACGTCGATGGCCATAGTGTCAAGCAGGGACGATGCGGACTGGAAGCGGGATGTCGCCACCATGAGCTTGAGTTCGTTCGTGACCGTGTCGCGGACGAGGTTGCGCTGGATGACTTCCCACGGTTCCGGCGTGATACCGGCATTCTGCTGTGGCGTTGATGATTTCAAAGCCTTGCGTGCCGCCGACGCCGAGAGCGCCCGTCAGGTTGGCCGTACTGCTGGAACTCGTATCGTGTATTGCTGGTTCGTCACATATATGGGCAGCGTGAGCTGGCGGCGCAGCTTGACCGGCGGATTCGACGTACTGAAATCGTTCTCGGTCTCGATGACGATGTTGAACGGGCCGTATGTCGCGAATGTAGTGGCGAACGAGCGGACGCTCAGCGGAACGAATCCCGTCGTGTGGTGCCGTCCGGGTATAGTATGTCGGGACCAGTATTGAGCGCCGGAGTATGTCGGATTCAGCGTGATAGTGACGGGCTGTCCCAATTGCGCCGTGACGGTGCTCAGTGTAACCGATGCGGTCGTCAATGCGGTCGGGAACTGCTTCGGGCTGTCCCACAGGTTTGAATTCGCCGCGATGGCTGGATCGGTGGTCAATGCCGTCATCGTGACGGTGTAATCCCCCGCCGCGAGAACCGTCTCAAAGATGCGGTTCGTCAGGGATGAGTTGGGAATTCCTCCGGTCGGGATTTTCCCGTTGACCGTCTGAAGCTGCGGCGTCCCGCCGGGCGGCGTGGTGAGGTAGATGTCCCATCCTTGGTAAACGGTGTACCCACCGGCGACGATGTAAGGCTGCCAGTTCAATGTCAATTCATAGTTCTGGTCGATGCTCCCGATAGTCGGCGACGGAAGAAGCTGCTGCGTTGCCGTGATCGATGACGAGAGGATGATGATCGGAATCGAGTAGGCGTTGCCGTAATAGCTCGACCCGTAGACGGCGACGACCGATGTCGTCGGCTGAGATGTCGCAGCCTGCGTTGCACCGATGACGTTGCGAGGACCCGCAAGGCTTCCGCTCTGCAGCATGTTCAGTATGGTCGGAAGACCCGAGATAGACCATTGAACCGTGAACGGCGTGTTGTTGATTTCGATAGCCGGATTGGTGAGGGCACCGGTCACGGAAGGATTCGTGATCACCAGCGGCGTCGCGACTTGGGACGTGGTCAGCGTGAATATGCCACTCAGGGTGTTGGCGTATCCCGCATACTCAGCTAAGACTTGGAACGTGAAGACACCCGTGAACATGGCGTCGCCGACGATCTGGTTGGATGTGTTGATGAACAGTCCGTCCGGTGCGCCCACAAGCGAGAATGTAGCCCCGCTGACCGACAGGCTCGTAACTACGTCGGTAGCCGCGAGCTGGTAAGGCGTTATGGTTGAGCCGGTGTTACCGGCTAATGAGACTGGGTTGCCACCGTTGATGAGGAGCTGCTTTGGTCCGTAAGAGACGATGGCGGATTCCGCGAAGCCAAAGCGGCTTGGCGGGCTTCCGGCGTTTGACGCAGCAGAGCACTTCAGGCCCCACTTCTGGTGAACTGTAGATGTCGGGATGAGGAACGAAGGAACCGTGCGTGTTGGGTTAGCAGCGCTCAGCACTACGGATGCGGGCGGTGTAATCGTCGTTTCCAGACTGCTTCCCTTCTCAAATGTGAATGTAACCGTGATAGTTTCGCCAGCGCTCAATTCCGCTGCCGGGGTAGATACCGTGACTGCAGGTGCGCTTCCGGCATAGCCGGAGTTTGTGTTTGAGTCCAGTTGAATCTTGACGGCATTAGTGCTTATCCACGAACCGCTGCCAGGTTGCGTGTTGTAGGGTCCGAGAGTCTTGCTTCCGTAAACATTGCCGCTCGTGGCTCCAACGAGCGTGAGCGTGAACGTGACGGTGCCGGTACTGGTTGGTTCCCATTCAAGATAATTGTCCGCGATGCCCCCACCGGCGATTTTGGTGCCGGTGCCGGTGATCTGCCAGATGCGGTTGATGACTTCCAGCGGGGCTTGGCCTTGCAGGAAGTCGATGTCCAAATCGAGGCGATACCAATCGTCCGTGAAATCGTAGTCAATCCCCACGATGAAGTCGAGAGTGCCCGCCTTCGAGGTCAACGACTGGATTGTGAATGTCTGCTGGAACGCACGGTCGGGTTCATCGTAGAAGAATCCTGCGGCATAGGCTTGGATAGTGACTTGCTGCGAAGTCGGCTGATTTACATAAAGCTGTAGACCGCCGGGAACGTCGGCCACGGTCGGGTCAGACAGGTGGAAAGACAAGCTCGGAGCCGTTAGTGGTGAGGAACTCCATGCCCTGCGGCAATGCGGTCGGGATGAAGCTCACGCCGGAAACAGGCTGGCCGCTGAGGCCAACTCCCTGGATGACCACATCGGGTTGCGTGTCGTCCCACGACGGGATCGTGAATGTCGTGCTACCAGCGAATGCCCCGGAGAAAACGGCGAGGCTCAGTGGCGGCTTGACATCTAAGGCGATAGGGAAATAAATCGTACTTGTACCATCCGTGCACGTGACATAGAATTCGTAGGGAATCGTGCCGTTGGGGACGGCGTTTGAAAAAGAAATAGTGAAAATCGTTCCGGTGGCATCTACCGCACTAGTGACCCACGGTGGGGTCTCAGGGGAAAGTGTAAACGCTACGGTTCCTGCGGGAGTAAGGGCGGTGATAGTGCCAAGAACATCGCTGACAAGCGAAGCGACACGGACGAACAGACCGAGGGTTCCCGGCGCTTGTGCCAGCGGGAGGGTCGAGTTGACCTTGGGTACAAAGTTTGGTTGTAGCGAGAGTGCCATTCAGTTCCTTAAGACAGGCTCGTCAAGACGAATGAAGTTGAATCAGTCGTTACTCCACCGATGAACGGATTGATGCTCACTGTGCGCTGTATAACCGACAACGCCGCCAATGTCGCCGATCCGTTGGACTGGTACGTGTTCTGCGTGACAACGTTCGAGTTCAACGATGCCGCCACGATTGCGGTCGCAGCCAAGATGCCTTTTTCCTCGGCGATATCTGTGCCGTGGTTTGAAAGCGTGATGCTTGAACCGCGCTGGAGCACGAAGAACGTTCCAGGTGTGGCTGTCGGATCAACCGCGTAGTTCATGGCCGAAATGACCAATTCAGACTGGTCGGAAACGAAGCCAGACCCGCCCATGCCCAAATCGAGCGTCCCGCCGTTGACGGAGACTGTGCATCCACCTATAAATCCGCCCGCCTGAATATTGTCCGTGAAGTTGCAATTCACAAATTCAATGTCGGCGGAGATGCCGTAAACAGCCGGGTTCGTAAACCCCTTAAAAGTCAACTGGTTGAAGATGACTCGACTGTCGTTGCAGAAGAACGCCGAGATGGGTCCGTCGCCGTACGGGGTGCTTCCGGTGGCATCGATGACTATGTTGCCCGTCGAGCCTGCCGATGCCGTGATTACGAGGCGACCGGAATCCTGGATGGTGAAAGCCAAGTTCCCTATAGCATAGTACTTCGCCGTAACGACTTGCCCATCGCCTAAAGCGATAATTTGGAGGGAATTCTGCATCTGCATCCCGCTGATCGTGAACGGCGCCCCGTAGGGATGATCTGGATCGAGCACGGGTGACGCAGGACGGCTGGAAGCGTATCTAAGGCTGCCTGAATCGACAGGAACGCCTTCGCCGCAATGAGGCCGTTGTTCTGGTCATTCCCGGCTACGTTGTTCACGTATAGTACAATCGGGGCCGTCGTGGCCAGGACGTTCTGGCCGACGATGGTCTTCTCGGTCACCGGCTGGATGGCGAAGCCGACGTGGGGCAATGCGCGGTCGAAGCCGCGCTGCGCCGCCTGCGAGATGAACTGGAGGAGCTTCTTCTTGTCCTTCGTGAACGGGTCAATCCAGTCGTTCGTGTGAACCGGAACCTCGAATGTCGTTTCTACGTTGTTGTACTGCTTCCCGACATAGTTACTGTCGAAGAAAGACGCGACCGCCACGTTGAAGAGCGTGGCGTCCGGCCATGCCACGAGCGCCGGAAGGGATACGGACATCGGGAGCTGGCGGTTGTACGGATACACGTCAGCAAGACCGATAATTGGTGCGGTTCCAGTCCCGTTAGTCGTAACGAGCGCCTGATCATCGGTGTAGAGCACTTCATAATTGCGGTTCAGGACGCCCTCGCCTTGGTACGGAATGTACATCTCCTCGATGATGATCGACGAAGCCGGAGCCACCGCTGGCGCAATCGACACACACATAAAGAAGGCCTGCACGGTGAGGTTGACCGTGGTCGGAACGTTGATAACCACGAGGCCGTTCTGGAACGATGCCGAAGATATCTGGACGGCGTCGAACGTCCCCTGCGTGTTCTGCACGAAGATGAACTGGTTGACATCGTCGCCGGAGATGCCCTTGAGCAGGCAGTTATTCGCCGTGAGGATGAATGTGTTGGTCACGCCGGAATAGAATACGGGACGCGATGGTGATGCGGTTGTCCATCGGGAGCGTCGAGTCGGATGTCCAGTTTCCGGCCAGTACCGTCTCGTCGATTTCCGTGATGCCCTTCACCGGCGGGTTGAATGCGACCTGGCATGTTGCATTGGCAAGAAACTCAAACACCACGGTAGATGTAGTCGGCACCGCAGCCTGGAGCGTGATGGTGACCTGCTTGGAATTGATGTTGCGGCTGAAGACGACGTAGTTGTTCCCGCTCACCGAGTCGTGCGCACTGACGGGGTATAGTCCATCGATTCCGTTGTTGAGGTTCGTGCGGTTCAGGATGAACGTCGTGTAGGTGACGTTGGACACCGTGGCTTGGGTCCCCGTGGAACCGGCGATCTGCACCCACAGGCGGGTCCCGAATGTGGTGTTCGAGAATGACGGGTTGTAAGTCCAAATTTGGTAGGCTTGGAGCGGCGTCTGCTGCTGTTGCGCCTCGTATTCACTCACTCCGAAGACTTGAAGCGTCTGGCCGGATGCCGAATCTACGAGCTGTCCGCCTTCAATGGAGACCGGGATTTGACGAAGATCGGAACCGCCGCCAGCGGCGTAAAATGCACCTACGGTGCAAATCATGGAGTTTGCGCCTGGGTCGTAGGCGGTGCCGGTGAGGTTTATGATGATCGTCACCGTGACAGACTTCGTCCCAAGGCCGGTGATTTCAATCTGGCCGGGAAGTAAGAGCGCCGGGGACTTTGAGCCGTCCGGCTGATTGACAAGAATTTGAACCTGAATCGTGTTGATTGCACCAAACGATGATGCTGGCATCGAAATTACGAACGAATCGCCGATCTTCCATGGGGAGCCGGAAAGCCCAATAGATTTCTGATCGATGGTGACCTGCTGCGTCGTGCTGTAGGTGCGGGCGTCGGAACTGAATCCGTTTGCGAAACCGTCGAACTGCCCGATGGTGTCCGTGTTGGCGATGGCGGTATTGTTCATAGAAACGTAGTAGTCGAGCGTCGAGCCGAGAGCCACGGCTTGGTTCCCCGGAGGGATGCCGCGACCGATGGCGAGCGTCGTGTCACCCATAACGAGCGAAGCGAAGCCTTCCTGAGCGAGAAGCGGGTTGTCGTATCCCTGCTGCTGGATCGTCAGGCGTGTGTCGACCGTGTCTTCCGGATAGATGCTGTCCGCGAACTTGACATCGAAGCGACCCGACACTCCGGATGTGATAAGTCCTGAATTGAGCACATTGGAGCTAATAGATGCGCACCCGAATGGGTTGTTCAGAACCGAGAAGACGCCTATGTTGCGCTGGAAGACCACGGCGAGAGGCGTAGCGTAGCTGTAGCCGTCCATGGAGATGAGCGAATTGTTGACGTTGCCGTCGCCCGCACGCCAGATGCCCGTGTCGCCGTTGATCGTCCCCATGTTCGTAAACTGGTATGTCGGATTGCCGAAGACCGGAGAGGAGCTTCCACCTTGGGCGTAGACGGTTTCCGATGCGTTCGCCCCGGGGTCAAGACCGAAGCGATAGGTGGAGAAGTTATAGGTGAGCGCGACCGGCTGCACGCGGATAGCCCATTGAATCTGGGCGCGGAAAGTAGTCGGTTGCCCGATGAACGGACTGATAGTGTCGTTCGGGAGCAGAGTCAGGTTTGACGGATCAGGCGTTGTGCATCCGTAAGGCCAATAGAACAGGGCGTTGGTTCCTGGCTGGACGTAGTAACCACGGCTGGCCCCCGGCGTCGAGTCGAGGTTGGAATACCAGAGTTCAAGGAAGACGATGTAAATCTGCGCCGGTTGCGTCGTGGACCCGAACTGCCATGTTTGCGGCTTCGGCAGGATGACCTTGTTGGTGTTCAATGCAGACGAGAGGTTCCCCGCGACGGTAACAACGTCGCCGTTCATGAGGACATCGAATGCCGGGATGAAAAACGTGTTCGCCGAGAACGGTGCGAACGTGAGGGGCTGGTACGTCAGGCAGCCGCTGGTGGTCTGATCCTGAAGTCTGCGCTCGTTTTGGGCCGAAATCAAATCCTGCGTGAGGTTGATGTCGGCATCCGTGATCTGCCGGTCGTGCAATCCCACGACACGGATGAGCGATTTTTGGTCGGGAATGAGCGTGCGGCTTACTTGCGCCGGATACTGGAGGTCGCCAGTGTTCATGCTTTTGCCTCAACTAAGGTCGCTAAAGTCTATTCTTCCAATGCGGTTGAGTGTTTCGTAAGTCTAATCCAGCGAATGGAATACACGATTCATTCTCAAGGGGGGGAGATGGCATACGACTACTTAAACCAATCCATTCAAAGCAGCCTTCTCATCCTGCCAAAGGACAACGATCCCTTCTATAGCCCTATAGCACTTGGACATACGGGATTTGCGTTCGACGGGACGCTCTATGACGGGGGCGTCCTAGTAGCTGGTCCGATCTACTCCTCATGGTATTCCGAGGCTCCGGGGGCGTTCCGTGGGAACCTCCCGACATTCCCGCTCGCGGCGCTTGTGCTCCTCTCCAAGGTGGCCATGACCATCCTGGACGAGACGCAATTCTCGTTACCCCTTTGGATGCAATTCATCCTGGCGGACAGCTACGGCCTGAGCAACAACTTCAATGACCAATTCAGTAGGGATGGACTCCGCAGAGCCTGACGTACGGGGGCGGGATAATAGCGGTAGGCTACCAGCCGGACGCGGGCTCAGCTAACCAAAACACCATGTCGGTCAACATAGACCTCGTTCAGGACTCCATCTACCTGTACGCCACGACGACGGTTAAGGCTGGGAGCCGCTGTGGTTGTTAGGGCCGCGATTGTCGGAGATGCTGCCTTCCGACTCATCCGGGATAAGATTTACGGACACACCGTTGGTCTTCAACTGCTCAATTTGAGCCTTCCCCAACTTGCTGTAATCCACGATCTGCGCTTTGAGTAGGAGCTGGTGTGTCTTCAGCGGCTATTGGAAGTTCACCAGAGGAAATCCCTTTACCAAGATGCTGCTCAAACACGTGCTTGAGCAAATAGGTGTAGATTTCCTCCGGCAGTAGGACGACTCTCATTCCACTATAATACTAGCAATTTGAGAATCATCCGCAGATTCCTCCAGGGTGGTGGCAATAGCCGTTGGTTCCGTGTCCTGGATAACCTGCATGTAGACCTTAGTTAGTCCGTCCGCCTTGAAATCAAGCACTATGGCGGCAGCGTCGGACAAGTCTACAATCCGGTGTAGGCGATGCGCTGGACCTCGGTCCGTAATTTCAACCTCAACCGAGTTCCCGTTGAGCAGGTTTATGACTCGGACCCGCGTTCCGAGAGGCAAGAACCAGCAAGCTGCAACCAGCTTCCGGTGGTCGAATGGTTGGCCGTTGGCCATCTTCCGACCTTGCCAGTAATGTTTACCGTAAAACGACGCGGTCCCCATTACACTGACTGGCTCCACGCAAGCGTGGAAGTCGCACCAGTGATAATTTTTTGGGGACGCAACAACCCTTATCTTAGGTTTGTTCTGCGCCTTCGGCTTTTGAGTTGCTGCGAACGTTGTAGGCGTCCACAACAGGCCCGCTATGAGCAGCAAAAACGCTGCGCGTAGTTTAGTCTGCATGTGTAGGTCTCCTCGTTTCTCAGTTTACCCAATTGCTTGGGGCTTGCTCTTTGTCTATGTTTACCTCCGGGCGGCGGTTGCCGCGATTGAGTCCCTATTATACCACGAAACCCATGATATTGGATCGTAAAAACGAAAAAGCACTAACCCGTTTAGGATTAGTGCTTTAGAGAGAAGGATTTTTGAAACTTTGTTTTTTAGGCGGTAGCCAAGGAAGCTGGCGGGGCGGGCGGCGGAAGCGCTGCCGGTGTCGGTGCCGTTGCCGGTGTCGGTGTCGGTGCCGTTTGAGCGAATGTCTGAGGTCCGCCTGGAACCGCCGGTGGCTGAGGAGCGTCGGGAGCCGCAGCCGGGGGCTGCACGATTTCTATGATCGTGGTCATGTCGGGCGAGATGCCCCACTTGGCCGGGTCAAGACCGCGTGTAGTGAGAATTTGGATTAGATAGCTGCGAACCGAGCTGTTCACCGCGTTGACGGACGCCTGCGCGACCGCCGTTGCCTGTTCACGTGCCGCGAGCAAAAGACGGATGCTCGTCTGTTCGCCTTGGTTGAGTATGAGCGGGTTGACCTTGAAGCCGTTTGATTTCTTTGCCATGATGTTTTAATCCCTCCGCATCTATAATACTGCGGGGATATTTGGATGCCCTCGCTTACAAAGCGCTCTCTTATGCAAACCAACGGGTGTCTTCCAAAAAGACGCTCCACCAAAGCCTTGTTCCTTGGCTCGCAGGGATGCTGCCGCTCGTTGCTTTGGTGTGCGAACAACACCAACGCTGTTCGTGTTTCCCATCATACGAAGGCTCATGCGGGTGGCGAGACTCTTCTGAGATGATGGTGTTTCGTCTCCTGCGTGTAACTTATCAGCATGCTCTTTAGAAATTGGAGGTCGCTTTTTACCCTTCCACCACCCACTCTTTGCTCCGATTTTCTTTTTAGTTTCCTCCGTATGCGGGCCGGTGAATCCTTCCCCTCCACGGCAGATGTTGTAGCCTATGTCGGGATGCTGAGCCTTCAAAGTCTTGATGAGAAGCTTCTCATGCTCGCAAATCTCATTGTTCGAAGTGCCTTCGAGCAGGGGATAGATATGGAAGTGTTCTCTACCATATTTGCGGATGGACGCGAAGAGATGTGAGCGTTGCGCTCTGTCGCGGTTACTGTAAATGAATTTGTGCCGCAGGTAATTATGTAAATCTTCTGTCTTGGTCTTGCCGATGTAATGTTTGCAAGTAATGTCATTGACGATCATGTATACAAACACAAAACCCTCCAGGGAGCGGTTGCTCTACTGGAGGGTTTTGTAGTTGTTTTTTATGTATGTTAATGAAAGCAAAGTATTTATTTTCACTAAATGAAGAAAACTTGGTGCCCGATAGATGCCACGAGCGGATGGAGCGGTGTCCCGGTCCCGTTAGGTCCAGCTATGACGCGACCGAACCAGCCGGAGGTCGCGGTAGCCTCGTTCTCGTAGTAATGGGCACCATTGGTCACGTCGGGATCGGACTGAATTGCGTTCGCTATCCCCATGCAGTAGGCGTACTGCGGGTCGCCGTCCAAGGGCTTGAGGTTGTATTCTGGATCGGTCGAAATCGACATGGACGAAAACTGGTTCTTTCCGTAGATCACGTCGTGGATAGTGTGGGAGAACCCGGGAACGCCTACGCGGTTGAAAATGACATGCATAACCGCTTGCATTGCCTCATCCCCGTCGCCACGGGCTTCCTTCCATGCGCATAGGGCGAGGTTGCTTACATCGTCTTGGTCAAGTATGATATTGGACATGCTGGTTCCCCTATTAAGGAGTGAAAAGCTAGGAAATCAG